ACAGGGCAAGGGGCACCTGATTTTCTACCCTCACAGCATATACACTATTCAAAATCTGATTTAGACTATACAATGGACGTAAATCAGATCTTCGACAATTTATATGCGAAGGATAAATAATGGCGGTATCAGGAAGCGTAAACTTTGAATTGGACGTAGCTGAGTACGTTGAAGAGGCGTTTGAGCGTTGCGGCTTAGAGGTAAAAACCGGATATGATCTAGTTACGGCTAGGCGTTCATTAAATCTCATGTTGGCAGAATGGGCTAATCGAGGTCTGAACCAATGGACTATTGCACAAAGAACACAAGCTCTTACCTCTGGAACTAGAACTTATGCTTTATCCGCAGATGTGATTGATATATTAAGCGCCGTGGTAACAAGGAGCGGTACAGACTTTGCTTTGACTCGTGTTAGCCGAGACGATGACTTAAATATTCCAAAAAAATCTACTGAAGGTCGTCCCACACAGTTTTTTCTAGATAGGCAAGTAACACCTAGTCTACGCATTTGGCCCACTCCTGAAAACAGCACAGATGTGATTGTGTATAACGCTCTTACACGCATGGATGACGCGGATACTGCGATAAACACTTTAGACATGCCTTTTCGGTTTTATCCCTGTCTGGCAGCGGGGCTAGCTTACTATATATCCTTAAAAAGAGCTCCTAATCGCACTCAAATGTTAAAAGCCATTTATGAAGAAGAATTTGAAAGGGCTATGGGGGAGGATCGTGACCGGTCCAGCTTTACAGTTACACCAGAGTACGCTTATTTCAGGACAAACTAATGGCTAGGTATGCTACAGGAAAGTACGCAAAAGCCATTTCAGACCGTTCCGGTTTAGAATACCGCTATAAAGATATGCGAAAAGAGTGGAATGGTTTGCTTGTTGGTAGGGATGAATTTGAAAGAAAGCATCCTCAATTAGGACCTTTTCGTAAAATACACGATCCACAGACTTTGAAAGAGCCTAGACCCAACAATAATAGCATACCTGTTACGGTAAAATTCCCTATCTTTAGTACAGTAACCTTGCAATATCAAAGAGTTCCACAAGCGGAGGGGCTTGTAGGGACGGTAACTCTTGGCGGAGATGTTGTCACACCAACTAGTGCGACCATCACAGGCGTTTCCGGGACAGGTTCTGTTGGCACGGTGACCGCTACTGGCACGGGAACGGGTGTAAACGCAACCTTCACTGTTACAGTTCAATCTTATCTAGGCGCTAATAAGTATTATATTGATGGTGTCAGACAGGATACAGTCAACTTATCAGAGGGAAGCACGTATCGTTTTGACCAATCAGATAGTAGTAATTCAGGACACCCTCTTAGATTTTCAACAACGTCTGGTGGAACACATAGTGGCGGATCTCAGTACACAACTGGTGTGACAACGAATGGCACCGCGGGGTCATCTGGGGCGTATACACAAATCACAGTTGCCGTAGGGGCTCCAACACTGTATTACTATTGTACGAACCATAGTGGTATGGGTGGACAGGCGAACACACCATGAGCTTTACATACACTACATTAAAGTCTGCTATAAAAGACTATACAGAAAATCAAGAAACTACTTTTGTGGCTCATCTTGTGGACTTTATTAAGTCCGCGGAGGAACGTATTTTTAAAAGTGTAGATCTAGAATTTTTTCGTAAAAATGTAACTGGAACAACTACGTCAGGAAACCAGTTTTTAGCTGTGCCTGATGATTATCTGGCTTCTTTTAGTTTATCCATTGAAAACTCTAGCTCAAAACAATTCTTGTTATTTAAGGATGTAAACTTTTTACAAGAATACAACCCAAATTCTGCAACAACAGGAACGCCTAAATACTATGGTATTTATGATTTTCAGAACTTTTTGCTGTCACCGACACCTGATGCAGCATATTCTGCTGAATTACATTATTACTATAGGCCGACAAGTTTGACACAAAGTCAGGTTGTACTGACATTGAGCAGTGTCAGCGGAACTTTTGTGGCTAATGAAACAATTACGGGAGGAACCAGTGGAGCTAACACCACAATTTCTTCTGTTGTTAGTAGCACGACTTTTAATATCGTGCTCCCAAGTACAGATTTTACAGTTGGTGAAACGGTCACTGGAGCAACCAGTGGGGCTACGGGAACAGTGGTTTCTACTTCGTCAGATTCTACTACGACATATCTAAGTGTTAATGCCCCTAACGCAATGCTGTATGGAAGTTTAGTTGAAGCTTACACCTATATGAAAGGTGAGGCCGACGTTCTTAAAATGTACAGTGAAAGATTTGTAGAGTCTTTGGTTCGCCTGAAAGATTTAGGTGAGTCCAGAGAGAACGATGACGCTAACAGACAGGGGCTACCAAGAAGGCCCCGTACATGATAATTGCTATTGTTGGTTTAGGCGGCAGCTATGCAGATTACATAGCTGCACGAGTTGCTTCTCACGAATTTGATGAGATCTGGGGTATAAATTGTATCGGCGGTATCATACACGTTGATAGGACGTTTATGATGGACCCGGTTACTCGCTTTATAGATACCGAAAACGCGGGATCACAAACGGGTATAGCCAGAGAGTTTTTAGCTAAAAACACAAAACCAATATATTCTTGTATGCAACATGCGGATTTTCCAGCTATTGAATTGTACCCTTTAGAAAAGGTAGTTAAATCAACAGGTTATTGTTACTTCAACAACACTGTGGCGTATGCTATCGCTTACGCTGTGTGGAAAAAAGCAAAAAAAATATGTTTGTACGGCATTGATTTTACTTACAAAAATGTAAACATGGCCGAGTCCGGAAGAGCTTGTGTAGAGTTCTGGTGCGCTATAGCCGCATCCAAAGGAATTAAGCTTGAAATCGCACATCGTTCTGGTTTGTTGGATACAAATGTTCCAGAAAATGAAAAACTTTACGGTTACCATAGATTGGACGATCCGTTGGTGCAAACGGTTCAAGAGGGTAACATTTTGATAACAAGACAGTCTGAGATAAAACCACCGGAGCCGGTGGAGTCGGACCCTATTATTTTTGGGAGACATGATAATGTTTGAAGTTAATATTGGATCGGTAGGGTCCGTTAATGTTGTTTCATCTGACAACGGTGGTTTATCTAATGATCAGATCGCAGATATGGCGGCAAATAAGATAATGTACATATCTGATGAAGCTCCAGAGCCTATTCGACTACAGGCAGAAGCTTTTAAAGATAAAGTAAGAAATTTAGTGCAATATTATGTAGAGTTGGCTAGAAGGGAAGAACGTGCTACAATTTGCGCGAAGGTCCGTGAGGCGGGTCAACATCAACTAGCTGACGCTATAGGGAGACTGTAATGGCAATAGCACAAGCAATGTGTACCGCATTCAAGCAAGAATTGATGTTGGGCACACACAATTTCGCAACAAACGGCAATGCTTTTAAACTTGCCCTATACGCAGAAAGCAGCGGTGGAAAGTCTAGCACTACAGCAACTTTGGGTGCAGCTACCACGGCGTTTACCACAACAGGTGAAGTAGCCTCTAGTGGCACATACGCAACAGGAGGTGGAACACTCACCAAAGTAGCTCCAACAACTTCCGGAACTACGGCGTTCACTGATTTTTCTGATCTTAGTTTTACTACCGCAACCATCACAGCAATGGGTGCTTTGATTTACAATAGTACCAACAGTAATAAAGCTGTCGCGGTGCTAGACTTTTCTTCAAACAAAACGTCTACTTCGGGTACTTTTACTATTCAGTTTCCAACAGCAGACGCTAGTAACGCTATCATACGCATAGCGTAGTGAGTTAACCGTGGCTAATGTAACGGGTTGGGGTCGAGGCACTTGGGGTCAGTTAGCTTGGAACCAAGCCATACCTGTTACTGTCACGGGTGTCGCCGCAACAACTTCGGTTGGTAATGTAATCGTTATACCCTCTATTGATGGCGTAGCCACAGGGGTTGTTGCTTCTGGTCTTCTAAATTCCGTTACCGTTACAGGCACAGGTCTCATATCGCCCACAGGTGTAGTTGGGACGAGTGCTGTGGGTGACGAGACAACCAACTGTTCTGCAAATGTTGCGGGTGTTGGCGTTACAGCCACTGTCAGCTTTGGTGATGAGTCAGTCGCAGCGGGTGCAAAGGCTACAGCCACCGGTAATGCAGCCACTAGCGCATTAGGTACAACCACACAAGCAGGAAGCTCTACACTCTCTGCCACAGGTAACGCAGCCACGAGTTCTCTTGGCACTGTAACCCAAAATACCAAGTATCCAGTTACAGGGGTTACAGCGACGGGAAATACTGGTATAGTCCTCGTGTACACGGACGTTACAGCAATTCAAACGCCAAATTGGAGCGCGGTAACTGGGGTCACAACCCTTTGGGGGGATGTAACCCCGTCACAAACTCCGTTATGGACGGAGAAGGCGGCATAGAGGTAAAGCATGGCAAGTTCATTTAGTACAAATCTTGGTATAGAAAAGCCAGCTACCGGGGAACTGTCAGGTAGTTGGGGTGATGTTACCAATTTTAATTTTGACATATTTGACAGAGTTTTAGGTGCTTCAGATTTAACCGCTTCAAATCTTACGACAACTCTTACGATAAGGGCCGCCTCGCCCACGTCTGGACAAAGCAATGTGCAGACTGGAATGTTTGCGGTCATTAATCTTAAAGATAGCGGTTCTGATTTAGGTGGCGTAAATGTGGTGACTATTGCACCAAATACCGCTACTAAGTTCTTTATTATCAAAAATTCTTTGACCGGTAGCAGGGCAGCTACCATAAAACAAGGAACAGGAGCCACAGTGTCAATACCAAATGGAACGACAGACATTGTGTTTTGTGATGGGGCTGGATCTGGAGCCGCTGTTACTGGGGTCGGAGCCTCCCTGAATATAGCAGATAACACAGAGGTTGCTGGCACAGCGACCGCATTAGCAATCGCGCTTGGTTGATAGGAGTATAAGATGGCAAATGATGCTCAAGTGACAATGCAAGTGACAGTTTTGCCAGACGAGATCGCAAAGACTTTTTCGGCAAGCATGACTGTTACCCCTGATGATGCCAACGATAAGTGGTATTACAAAAAGACTAGCGTATCTAACTCTAGCACAGATTTAATTGCTGGAAACTTTCTTGATTATACAGCCGTTGATGACGACACCGCACCAACTGCTGTAGCTACAGGCGATAAGGTAAAGTTCTTGTTTATCAAGAATGTAGATACCAACAGCCGTAGCATTTATATAGTTTTGGATGCTGGCACGGCCTCATCTAGCGCAACAGACGGCATTACCATAGGTCCAAGCGAGTCTTTTGCGGCGAGATTACCTAACACAACAGTAGCAGATATACATGCTATATCGTCTGCATCAACCGCAGAGGTCATCGTATGCGC